TAGCAGTTGGTTCAACCATAGTGATTAACCAATCAGCAGTGATGGGAATTTTAGTTTCTGGAGTTAAAGGTAACCAAGGAAAAAGAGAAACCTCAAATCCTGCTTTCTTAGTATTCCCATTAGGAGCTTGTGTTTGGGGATTTTTCATTTGAACAACACAAGGTTTCTCAAAGAAGTATCCAATCACCCTTCCTTGCGGTCCTTCCTCAGTACGCATCTCAGTGAGATCAGTAATAATATCCTCTCCAGATTTAAGGAGGCATAATTTAATTGTCATAGTTTAAACCCAACGTGTAACTGTTAATTCAATAGAGTTGTCCTCCATTTCCCATTCCTCTTCTACTTGGAATCCCATTTTCTTAACTTGATTGTGAATTGACATTCTAGCATACTGTTGGTTTACTTTGTCAAGAAACCTTTCTACTGGGATGGGTTGATTCCATGTTTCCAAATCTGCTACCAATTCATATTCATTTGTCATAGGATTCAATCTAAAACCAACATCACTACCAATAGCTAGATCAGCAGTTACAGTTTCATGTTTAATCCCATGAGCACCAGTCACTTTAAGTTCTTGATCTTCCTTTACATCATACTGAAGAAGAAGTAATGCTTCCTCCAATTCAGGTTTGTTCTTGATTTTCGTTTTGATTCTGCTGAAGTGCGACATTGTTAGAATAGAATTCGGGTTTAAATTGACGGGTTTCTAAAGTTCCAAGTTTCTTCTCTATTGATTCAGTGACCTCAACACACTGATGAGAAGTAAAACCAGAGGCTTCTTCAGTCACATGACCATCTTGTCTGATAGTAAACTTAAGAGTTTGTTGCTGTGGCATATCTAAAAAGAATGAGCGTGAGTGTCTATATCCCCATGTTCAATATTATCTATCTTCTCAATATGACCATGATCTATATCAATGTGCCATTTTTTCTCAAGTGAATCAGCAATTCTTTCAAGTGCTGAAGCAATTCTAGTGAAATCCTCACTCATAATAAAGTTTTATCTGTAATAATTATAGCAAGAAAAAAGAGGGGTGTCAACTGGATTGTGCCAGTTTCCCCTCTGAGTGCGACGACGATATTCAGTTTTATTTATGACTTCACCTTTTCCTTTTTCTCTTTAGGAACTCTTTTGAGATCACTAATAGCATTTTTTATAATACTGAATGGTGATGTGAGTTTCATGATTCCCCTCCTAAGTAATTTTTCCGAGAGTGATGTTCTGGAACTATCTTGTTCAACTCCACTGTGAGGAGTCCATCAACAAACTCGACGGATCCAACCTTCGTATCGTCGGAGACCGTCCACACTCGTTCAAAACTTCGTTGGGCCAATCCTTTATGGACAAATTCTCCAACATTTTCTGATTCTTCTTTCTTGCCTTGTACATATAACTTTCCAAACTCCGTGAAGACTTTGAGCTCATCTTTCTTGAACCCCGCCAAGGCGATTTCGAGTTTCGACTCATGATTGTTTAATTGTATTAAATTGTATGGTGGATAGTTTGATTGTGTTTCTTGAAAATCAAATACACGATCAAGATAATCATGCATTCCAATACTGTTCTTTGAGATCCTGTCCAATAATGCTGGAAGATCTGCTGCGGTGTACCTTGCTAGGTTACCCATGATAGTAGCTCCTTATTAAGCGAGTGTGTTAAGTTTGGATCCTTTCGGCATCCAATACTAATTATAACACTTCTATCCTAAACAGCTATACGGTTATACGCATCTATCTATCAACATAATCTAATGATTCTACACCACCAAAACTACCTTTAGGCCATGTATTAAATCCTAAAGTATATCTAGTATTATTAGATTTATTAGGAGAAACAGAATGTAATAAATTGCTTGGGAATATTATTAAATCACCAGATTGTATCGGTGGTGAAAATGCAGCAGAATTAAGAGCTCCATATTGTCTTGCAGGAAATAAAAATTGACTCTCATACCTACTCCTAAATGAAATAGGTGGCATCATCTCATCCACATAAGGATACCAAACACCACTTAATACCGTATTGTGGTGAGAATGTTCATGATGATCTTCTTCAGTATCATTCTTATTCAACCATGATTGAGTAATACTCAATCTATCATCTGTTTGCAAAAGATTATTCATATACTCATTTATCTTTATATCGAAAAATGCACGAATATTTGCTAACTCTGGTTTATCAAGTACATATTTATCTTTTGAGATATTATTAGATCTATTTTTTTGATATTCTTGTTTCTTAATCCATTCAAATTCTTCAGAATATTCATCTTTATAAGAAGTAACGATCATAGGAACAGGAAATAATTCAAATAAAAGATCTCTTTCTTTACTATCCGCAATGTTCAAAAGATCTTTTTCTTTACTATCCGCAATGTTCATAATAAAATCCTCATTTAATCAGTGGTTTCTTGAGTTTTTCCTTTCTTTCCTATATTATACTTCTGCTCCAACACCCAATCTCCCTTGTCCTTATAAGCAAGAACTTTAATTTGATTGAGTGGAGCAATATCTGTTACTGAATCAGATTTCACGACAGATATTAGACCCCAATCAGCAAGCAATCGAGCAATACGATTGCGACGTTGAACGTCATTAACAGTAAGGTTAGCATGTTTTCCGTCTAATGCAAACAGCTCCTTAAAATGTACTATATAATATCTTCCTTGTTTATGCAAGATATGGCAACTTTGATATAATTTTTTTTCTTTTCTTGATGCTACACCAATTCTTGTTAAAGTCTCACGGACTTTTAAAAAATCATCAGGTTCATTTAGAGTTACTTCTACCATTTGGTCTTGGGACCATTGCACAGTTGGTTCAACGGTATCAGTCATTTCGATCCTCCAGTTTCAAGTCGTTGTTTAATGTAATTAATTTGTTCGGGGGTTAATATCTTGAGGGCATTAGATGCCTTTTCATTACTATAACCATAGTATTGTTTAATGATTTCAAGGTCTGTGACTTTTTCCTTACGGAGCCAGGGACTAAATCTCTTCTTTTTCCTAAGTGTATTTAGATAAAAAGAATATTGCATGTCCTTATCTAGGAATGAATACTTATTCATCTCATTGGCAAACATAATACAGTCAAGATGTCCTGACAAACAACGATTAATAATATATGGTGCATAGGTTTTAATTTCAGCAGGGTCTTCAGGAATCTGCTTTGTAAAATTAATAGAGTTTAACCAATCTTTTAGTTCCATAATTTATACCAAAAAATTATAATTAACGACTATTCTATTACTATGGTTTTTGGGAGAAGATGATGCATGATATCTATCACCAGTCATTATTACTGCCCTTCCCTTTTTAGGATCAACCATTTTTATCACTTTACCCTCTTTATGATCATAAAATCTAGTTGGTCCATCACTATCATTAACATAGTATAGCATAGTATAATGAAAATCCTCACGATCTATGTGGGGTGTATGTAATTCTCCATTTTGATTCTTAACAAACATACCTGCTCTAATTCTAAAAATCTCTAATATATCTTGATTCTTATCAACCTTATGAATAGCTTCAAATAAAAGAGGGATTAACGCATCTGTATAAGGAGTTTTATTATATTGTTCCCCTTTCTGGCGACAACGAAGAATTTCATATGAAAATCCTGTAGCCGTGTCTTTATTATCTACATTTGTTACTTGGTCAAGAAAATACCAAGGAAACTCCTTAGCCATTTTCTCAATAAAATTTTGATATCCTCTAGATATCACATCATCAATTACAATTATGCTATCCATGCTGCCTCCAAAGGAGTTTGTGGAACAATAGAATAATTAGTCACCAACAATTCGGTTTTAATATTCTCATCAGTTCCTTTATCTCCACGATGTGCCATAGAATACCTCAACTTCCACTCCTTTAGATTGTAGTTTTTATACAACTCTTTAAGTCTATCATTAACATTATAAGTTATCATAAACTTATGGACACAATTATAAACGTCATCCGCAAACCTATCATGATCAAATGATTTATGCATCTCACGGTTCTTCCCATATAAAAAATCCTTAATATCATATGGAGGATCTAAAAATACAAATGTATCACTTGATCCATTCTCTTTCATTACTTCTGAATAATCCATATTAGTAATCTTCCAGTCTTTAATCAACTTAGAAAACTGTGCAAGTTTATCTGCTCCTACAAGAGAAAAATTAGAATTAGATGCTGACTGTGAAAATGTACTGTTCTCTGTGAGTCCTGAGAAACTACACTTATTCATTATAAAGAATGCTACTGCTTTCTCAAAGTCATCATAGGTATCAATCTCTGCCTTGTATCTATTGAATAGTTCTTTAGCACTTGCAGTTACCTTATCCTTATCACCCTCATCTAACGTCCTCTGCTTCTCTTCTCTGACCCTCTCAGACAGTTCTTCTCCACTATCCCTCAACTGTACCCAGAAATTATAAAGAGGCACATAGAGGTCATTAATCCATACTGGTATGTCTGGATTAGATTTAGTTACTTCAATAGCAATAGACCCACCACCAATAAAAGGTTCCCTATATTCCGATATGGTCTTAGGGAACCAAGGTGATAATGTTTTTATTGCTTTAGATTTTCCACCAGGATATCTGAGTGGAGTCTTCAAGGCTTTCATTGTGTAAGTTTATCAATATACTGATAGATCAATTCCCACTTAAATTCATAAGTATTACCCATCTCATCTTGAAGATAAAAAGGAATGTTGGGATGCATCATCTTAGCACGATAATAATGATTAACTACATTATAGTCATCATCAATACGTCTTTGTTCTTCCCGTTCTTCATCACTCATCATGTTTGTGGGATAATTTACCAGACATTTCATATGCCTCTTTATTCCCACCATGACCATGTGCTATTCCTAGTTCATGCATCTTAGCATGTTCATCAATAGGATCTCTTAATTCTTTCTTACCTGCTCCTACTGTAAGATAAAGTCCATAAGCAACTAAACCTATAACAACTAAACCAAAGAACAAAATGAATCCCTGATCAGGGGTGAGACTTAGATGTGGAATGATAGCATCTGGTTGCT